CTCAACAAAATATCTTACTATAAAAAATGGGATTACTATAATAGACCGAATTTACTCTGGAACAATTAAGAAATACATTTTTGACGGAACTGATTGGAGATTAAGAGCAGAAGGTAGCGGAGAAAGTGGGTTTTGGGCTAGTAATATAACATTTGGAGCATATGCAAGATCAATAGAAGGAGCATTAACGATTGGTAAAAGTGCTAATGCTGTTAAAAACGCAATAGCACTGGGAAATTCAGCTGCTTCTGATCAATATGGAATATCAATTGGAAGTCAAGCTATTTCTGCTAATAGTGCATTAGCAATTGGGGTTCAAGCTAGGGCAGAAAAAGATTTTTCAATAGCAATAGGTAGAGGCTCTGAAATATATAGAGCTGGCGAAATAACTAATGCTATTGGTAGTTCGGCTTATTATGATATAACAACTTGTGGTTTTTTAATATCTACAGCTGATAACACTCCTATTGAGATGAGAGCTGGAGGACAAGTATCACAAAGATATAACATCAAAGAAAATTCTTGTGTAACATTTACAATTTTGGTTTCAGCAAGAGATAATACATCTGGAGATTGTGCCGCCTATAAATTTGAAGGACTAATCAAAAGAGATGGTGCTAATAATACAACGATGTCAGTAGTTAATAAAACAGTAATTCACGAAGATGACGCTAGTTGGGATTGTAATGTTACTGCTGATGATACCAACGAAAGTTTAAAAATAGAAGTAACTGGCGACGCTTCTAACACGGTGCGGTGGGTGGCTAGACTAGACGGAGTTGAAACAAATTATTAATAAAATATAAAGAAATGTCTGATTTAATATATTATACAATAGAAGTTCCAATAATAACTTTAACTCTTAGTGATGGTGCTACTGACCAATATCCAAGAGCATATATTTATAAGAGTAATGAAACTTTATTTGAAACATTAGATTTACCTCATATAGCTAATGGATTTTATAGCGTAGATACAGCTGAAACTTATATTATTGCTGATAGTATTTATACGGTAGTTTATAAAGTTTTCTCTGATGCTGGACATACTACACCTAATACAGATTATGATATTGTAGAAGATAAAATAAGGATGATTGAAATATCAGGAACTACCGCAGATATAGCTGACGCTGTTTGGGATGAGCCAGAAATTGACCACGTAACAGTTGGCACTTATGGATATGATGTGCCTATCAGACCATTATATAAAGCTGGTGGTGGTGTAAATATAAATTATGACACTATGGCTACTAAAGTTTGGTCACACGACAAGGCTGGTAATTTAATCAAGATGATAAAAGCTATAAAGGTAGTAACTGATAAAATTGTAACTTATAAAGACAAAATAATTGAAAAGATAAAAGGTATTAAAATTCCAGAAACCAAGACTGTTGATTTTCCTGAAATGCCTAAATTAGACCTAAAACCAATCTTAGACAAGATTGATAGTATAGACATACCAAAGCCTAAAGAAATTGATTTAAGCCCTGTTTTGAGGCGAATAGACGCTATTGAGATACCAGAACAGATGGATTATACTGATATTATACAAAATATGCTAGAATTGTTGGAAAAACTTAAAAACAAAAAATTACCTAATTATGATAATCAATTAGATGATATTAAAAGATTAATTATAGATTTAACAAAATAAATATATGGCAACAAACGAAATAATTCAAGCCCCAGTTATTACAAAATTAGAGGCAGGAACTTTTCACATCAAACATCCCGACATATCAGGTTATGCAAGAACAGAAATGACAGCACCCCTAACCGCGGCTGGAACTGCTTTGACGGTGGCTGATAATAATAACTTTGAAGATAACGACTGGTTTATATTAGGAGAAATTGGAGACGCTAAAACAGAAGAGTGCGATATTAATGGTGCAATAACCAGAGGCACATCAATAACAATTACTAACACAACCAAATTCAGCCACGAGATACACACCCCAGTAATTAAAATATATGCTAGGAAATTTAAGATTTATGGTTCTGCGACTGATGGAGGCACTGGAACGGTTATTGGCTCTATTAGTGCAACTGGTAAAGATATTACTTGGGACAAACCTGATACCGAGTGGACTTTAGTAACCACTGATACAACTTATGCTTTTTATTATGCTACATTTTACGATGGCACAACCGAAAGTTCAGCAAGTGATTATATTGCCTCCACTGGATTAGCTTATACAAGTGTAGAGAAATTAGTTGAAGGTGGATTAAACTTAGTAAACGCTACTATTGACAATGAAATGATTACCAAAGAGTGGTTATTGACAGTTGCTAATGACTTCCAAGACGAGGTTACCAATTATTTAACTGATAATGGAATATCCAAAGACTGGAGTTTTGAGATATTTAGTGATGACACTTCTTTATCTTTAACTGAAAATGAAAACAAATATGCCTTATCAGGACTAGCATCAGATTTAAAATATACAGATAGCAAGGATAGTATAATCAATGTCAAAGTTGGCAGTAAACTTTTAGACTATCAAGATTTAGATGAGTTTGAAAAAGGACAAGAGAACGCCACTAGAACAGAAGTAAAGACAGCTATTACCGCCGCTGATACCTCAATAGTTTTAGATGATACATACGAATTTGCAGAAGCTGGTGTTGTTTATATCGGTGCTGATACGATTACTTATACAGGCAACACAGAAACTACCGGCACTTTAACAGGTTGCACAGATGTTGACAGCGATCACGCAGTTGACGCCTCTGTATGGCAAGGAGTTAGTCCAGCTGAACCGACTAAATATACTATCTTTAATGAATATATCTACTTAAACTATCCAGTGCTTACTGCTTATGTTGGATATAAGCTAAAGTTTAAAGGATTAAAGAAACTAACACGATTGACTGCCTTTAGCTCAATAACTGTAATTCCTTTTACTTATCTAGCGAAGTATTATATCGGTTATCGTATTGAGTCAAGAAAGGGCAATGGCACACAGGCTGACAGATTGTTAAAACTTTTTAATGACCATTTAGAAAAACAAGCTCATAAAGATGGCACAATGACAACTGACACAATGAACTATTATAATTATCATTTTACACAATAATATGGCTAAGTTTAATTTCCTAAACTTCATTGAGGGGGCATATACTGATGTTTCTCCTATCCTAATCCCTGAAAATGGATTGTATATACAAGATAATTGTATTACTTCTTATAAGATTGGGAGTATTCTTAAAAGACCCGGATATATCAACATAGATTCTGCCTTACAAGCTGATAAATCAATTACTGGATTACACAATTTTAGACAGTCAGCATCTACTCAAAAGATGTTAGCAACTATTGATGATAGCACCTCTGATGATACACAATTATTCTATTCTACTGGTGCGGCTTGGACAGAGGTTGGAGCAGCCGAAACAGCTTGGATTAATAAAGCTGGTATCAATGTAGAGATGGAAGACTTCTTAGGCTATTGCTTTTTTGTTGGCTATGGTTCTACTGATGGATTTTTACCAGTTGGAAGTTTAACAGGAACGACTTTTAGCACTTCTACCAATGTGACAAATATGCCCACTGCTAAATATATCAAAAGATATAGAGATAGGCTTTATGTAGCTAACATTTATGATGGTGGAGCTTTACCTTATAGGGTTGGTTATTCAGACTTACCTAGTGGCTCAACTATTGCTTGGACAGAATATCAAGCCGACACAGCCTTGCTTGATGTAGATTATTCAGAAGCTATTACAGGCTTATCTTCAAACTGGGATAGGTTGGTTATTTTCACAGAGTATTCTGCTTATATGTATAATCAATCAGAAAAGAAAAAGATGTGGGATATTGGTTGTGCTAACCACAGAACAATTAAAAATTCAGGTGCTTATATGATATGGGCTAATATGGATGGTGTTTGGTTATCAAGTGGTGGCTTTCCAGAAAATATATCAGGCAGAGTTTCAGATTTTATAAAAGCAACAGATATGACTGGCACTTTCGCAGAGATAGTTGATGAAGAATATTACTTATATCTTGGTGCAGTTTCAGTCAATGGAGTTAGTTATTCTAATTTAACTTTAGTTTATAATATACCAAGCAAAACTTGGAGATGGCACGAATATGCCGATACAATGACAGCCTTTGGTAAGTTTTACAGTTCAGGACAAGATTACTTATTTATGGGTGATAGTTCAGGTGATGTCCACAGAATGGGTAAATATACCGATACAACACTGTTAAAGACTGATGATGGCACACCTATCCACAGCTGGTGGCAAACAGGGGCTTTATCCTTTGGCGACCCATCTGTGAGCAAAGGTTTAGGCAAACTTATAGCTTATTCAGACAGAGCACAAGGATTACTATTGAAAGCTAGAGTTATTGACAGAAACACTATGTCATTAACACCATTTAAAAAACTAGGTCAACTAACTAAATATATTAATGAGTTTCAGATAAATCCAGATAAAGGACATTTACTACAAATAGAGGGAGTAGAAAATGGCTCAAACGAATACTGGTCACTTTTCGGCTTCACAGTTGATGTAGATGTAGATAAACCATTTAAGAAATAAATATGCCAAGCATTGAAGAATTAGGCTTCACAAAATTTCACAGACGCAACACAGACATTACTAATGTTGATATTTTGGATAGGCAAGATAATATTGATGTAAATAATCAGATAGTAAATACTGAACAGGTCTTTTCTGATATAAGTTTACCCGG